AAGCATGATGCGTCTATCAGTTCGGGGTTAGCTATAATGGCAAATCAAAAACATGTATATTTACCAGATAAAAAAGAATCGAAAATTAGTGTTAATTTCGCGAAGTACGCTAACACTGGAAATCAAAGTCAAATTATTAGATGAAAGATGTCGTAGTCAATATATCTTCAACAGCATTTCCAAGCCAGTTTGTTTCTGATTCGGAGAAAGCTACGCCTGAGTTTGGTCTTCAGGTAGGTCAAGCCATTCAGTACGAGTGGTTCCGGAAAGATGGCAGTAATTGTAGATACTATAATCAGTGGGCTGAGTTTCATCGCTTGCGTTTATACGCACGTGGTGAGCAGTCCATTCAAAAATATAAGAATGAGTTAGCCGTAGATGGTGACTTGTCTTACCTAAACCTAGACTGGACTCCAGTACCTATCCTTCCAAAGTTTGTAGACATTGTCGTTAATGGCATGAATGACAGACTCTTTAAGGTTAAGGCGTACTCACAGGATGCGATGTCTCAGGCAAAGCGTAGTAAGTATCAGGACATGATTGAGAGCCAGATGCTTGCTAAGGATCTGCTTTTAAAGATACAGGGAGAGACAGGCGTTGATCCGTTTGTAACAAACCCAGAGGAGCTACCTCAGACTGATGAGGAGCTATCACTATACATGCAGCTTAAGTATAAGCCTGCAATTGAGATAGCAGAAGAGGAGGCTATCAATACAATATTTGATGAGAACCACTACCAGGATACACGCAAGCGTATTGACTATGACCTTGCAGTAATTGGCATTGGTATAGCGAGGCATCAGTTCCTGCTAGGAGCTGGAGTTGAGGTGTCATATGTTGACCCAGCGAATGTTGTGTACAGCTACACTGAAGATCCATTTTTTCAAGACTGCTTTTATTGGGGAGAGATAAAGACTCTTCCTATAACAGAGCTACTAAAGATTGACCCTACTCTTACCCCTGAGCAGCTAGAAGAGATATCTAAATACTCTCAGAGCTGGTACGATTACTACAATGTGGCTAGATTCTATGAGAACAGTATGTTCAGTAGAGATACTTGCACACTACTTTACTTCAACTATAAGACCACTAAGAAGATGGTCTACAAGAAGAAGATTCTTGAAGGTGGTGGTACTCGTGTCATAGAGAAGGATGACAAGTTCAACCCTCCTGTAGAGATGATGGATGAGGGCAAGTTTGAGAAGTTGGAGAAGACCATTGACGTATGGTACGATGGTGTTATGGTGATGGGTACTAACTTCTTATTGAAGTGGGAGATGTCTGAGAACATGGTTAGACCAAAGTCTGCCTCTCAGCATGCAATACCAAACTATGTAGCGGTAGCACCACGGATGTATAAGGGTGCCATTGAGTCGTTGGTGAGAAGGATGATACCTTTCGCTGACTTGATTCAGTTGACTCACCTGAAGCTACAGCAGGTCATTGCACGTACTGTGCCTGATGGTGTGTTCATTGATGCGGATGGGTTGAATGAGGTTGACTTGGGAACAGGTGCGGCTTACAACCCAGAGGATGCACTAAGACTATACTTCCAGACTGGTAGTGTCATTGGCAGAAGCTATACTCAGGATGGTGAGTTTAACAATGCACGAGTTCCTATTACGCAGCTTACATCTAACTCAGGATCTGCTAAGACTCAAATGTTGATTGCTAACTACAATCACTACCTTGATATGATTCGGTCTGTGACTGGACTTAACGAGGCTAGGGATGGATCTACTCCTGACCCTAATGCGCTAGTAGGTGTACAGAAACTTGCAGCACTTAACTCTAATACAGCTACAAGACATATCCTTGAGAGTGGTCTATTTATCTATAGGTCTCTTGCTGAGGCACTTACATATCGTGTTGCTGACATATTGCAGTACGCTGACTTCAGGGATGACTTTGCTAATAAGATTGGTAAGTACAATGTATCTATCTTGAATGACATCAAGGACCTATACCTATACGACTTTGGTATCTTCATTGAGATTTCTCCTGATGAGGAGCAGAGAGCTCAGCTTGAAGCGAATGTTCAAATGGCATTGTCTAAGGGAGATATTAATCTTGAGGATGCTATTGACATTAGAGAGCTTAAGAATCTTAAGCTTGCCAACCAGCTACTTAAAATGAAGAGAATTAAGAAGCAGGAGCGAGAAGAGAAGATGATGATTCAGAAGCAGGACATGATGGCTCAGCAGCAGATGCAGTCTCAAGAGTTTGCTGCTCAGGCAGCTATGCAACAGCTTCAGTTGGATACCCAATCTAAGATGCAGATTAAGCAGGCAGAGGTGGCATTCGACATTGAGAAGCTAAAGGCAGAGGCAGATCTTAAGAGAATGCTAATGGCTGAAGAGTTTAGTTATCAGATGCAGATTGCTGGTGTTAAGGAGACCGCACTTGCGGATAGAGATACGATGAAGGAAGAGTCTAAAGCCAAGCGTATCAGTCAGCAGAATTCTGAGCAGTCTAAGTTAATTAATCAGAGGAAGAATAACTTACCTCCATTGAGTTTTGAGTCCAACGAGGACTCGCTTGATGGGTTCGACATGGCAGAGTTTGAGCCACGTTAAAAAAAAATATATATTTGTAACATAAAATCTAATAAAATGGAAATCAAAGTAAGATCACTAGATGGAATTGAGCCAAAGAGTGTACAGGAAGTAGAGAAAGAACTACTTGAAAAACATGAAATGGAGATTAATAGTGAAGTGCAATTGGATACTTCTAGTATTGACAATGCGGTTCAAGAGAGTGCTCCTGAAGAGGAGGAGTTATCTGAAGAAAAAGTTCTTTCATATATTGGAAAAAGATACAATAAGCAAATCAATTCATTTGATGAGTTGATGGATCAGAGACAGAGCAATGAAGAATTGCCTGAGGATGTTGCAGCTTATTTGAATTATAAGAAGGATACTGGTAGAGGATTTGATGATTTCCTAAAGCTTAGGAAAGACTACGATTCAATGGACCAGAATCAACTTCTTAAAGAGTACCTTGCAGATACGCAGCAGAATTTAGACGAAGAGGACATTGATGTCTTGATGGAGGATTACACCTACGATGAAGACCTAGATGATGAGTCAAAGATTAAGCATGTAAAGATTGCAAGAAAGAAAGCTATTGCCGAGGCTAAGAAATATTTCAATTCTCAGAAAGATAAATATAAGCTTCCGCTTGAGTCAAGTGGTATGGGCTTATCTCCAGAAGAGAAGGAAGAGTTTGAGGCTTACCGTCAGTATACAAAACAGTCAAAGACTGTAGAGGAGGAAGGTAATCGAAAGCGTAGATGGTTCGACCAAAAGACAGATGAGGTTTTTAGTAAAGACTTCAAAGGATTTGAGTTTGACATTAACGATAAGAAGATTCTATTTACTCCGGCATCTGGTTCAGAATTAAAGAGTGCTCAGTCGAGTCCATTAAACTTTGTTAATAAGTTCTTGGATGACAGTGGACTAATTAAGGATGCTGCTGGATACCACAGGTCTTTGTCTATCGCAATGAATCCTGAGAAGTTTGCCAAGTTCTTTTATGAGCAAGGGCAAGCGGATGCTACCGATGACGTTTTACGTAAGACCAAAAATATAAATATGTCTGAGCGTAGAGCTCCTGAGGTTGTTAATAAGGGTGGGATGCAGGTGAAGGCGGTTGCGCCAGACTCTGGAAAGGGTCTAAAAATCCGCAGTATTAAAAGAATGTAACAACTAAAAACAAAAAAAAACAATGGCAGTATTAAATTCTCCTGGGTTCCAATTGCAGCCGAGTGCTGAGCAGGTTCCCTTATCAACAAACTACATTACCAACTTCGACTTCTTGAACCAGTATCTACCTGATACTTACGAGAAAGAATTTGAGCGTTACGGTAACCGTACAGTAGCTTCCTTCCTAAGAATGGTAGGAGCTGAAATGCCTTCCAACTCTGACATGATCAAGTGGGCTGAGCAAGGTCGTTTGCATACTAAGTATGTGAACTGTGATTCATCTGCGGCAGCTGCTGCTGATTCCGCAACTATTACTGTTTCTGATGCTAACGTAACCGCTATTGCGATCCGTGCTGGACAGACTGTATTTATCTCTGATAATGCTACAGGTCTTTCTAACAAGGGTATCGTTACCGCTGTTAACACTTCTGCTGACACTTTCGATGTAGCTTACTACGAAGCTGGAGGACAGACTTTCTCTGGAGATGCTGTTCTTTCAGTATGGATTTATGGTTCTGAATTTAAGAAAGGAACTGTTGGAATGATCGGATCTTTGGAAGCTGAAGATGAATTCTTTGACAACTCTCCAATCATCATCAAGGACAAGTATGCAGTATCTGGTTCTGACATGGCTCAGATTGGATGGGTAGAAGTAACTACTGAGAATGGTGCGACTGGATACCTTTGGTATTTGAAGTCTGAGCACGAGACTCGTCTACGTTTCGAAGACTATCTTGAGACTGCAATGATTGAAGCGGTTCCTGCTGAGGCGGGGTCTGGTGTAGCTAACGCTGGCTTGAACCCAATATATGGTAACAAAGGTTCTGAAGGTATCTTCTATGTTGTTAACAATCGTGGTAACGTATGGGGTGGTGGTAACCCAACTACTCTTTCTGATTTTGATAGCATCATCTCTCGTCTTGACAAGCAGGGATCTATCGAAGAGAACGTAATCTTCTTGAACAGAGCATTCAGCTTTGACATTGACGATATGTTGGCAGCTCAGAACAGCTACGGTGCAGGTGGTACTTCTTATGGTCTATTTGACAATGATGAGAAGATGGCTTTGAACCTTGGATTCACTGGCTTCCGTAGAGGTTATGACTTCTACAAGTCTGACTGGAAGTACTTGAATGATCCTACCATGCGTGGTGGTTTACCAACTGGTGCATCCGCAACTGGTACCGTAACTGGTCTATTGGTTCCTGCTGGTTCTACCACTGTGTATGACCAAATCCTTGGTAAGAATGCTAAGCGTCCATTCTTGCACGTTCGTTACAGAGCGTCTGAGACTGAAGATCGTAGATACAAGACTTGGATCACAGGTTCTGCCGGTGGTGCACAGACTAGCGATCTCGATGCAATGGAGGTCAACTTCTTGTCTGAGCGTTGTGTATGTACCTTGGGTGCAAACAACTTCGTGTTGTTCAGATACGGAGCCTAATTGTAAATAATATGGAGGGGCCGATTGGCCTCTCCTTTACATTTAAACAAAAGAAACGATGGCAAAGAAAGGAATAGGACCTGGTCCTAAACAAAGTAAACCTGCGGCAGGTAGTAGAACTGATTCAGCTGGGATGCAGTATTTTGGAAAACAAGTTGCTAGTGCAATGAGTGCACAAAAGCCTGCTGCTGCAAAGAAGCCTGCTCCTAAAAAGCCTGCTGCTCCTGCACCTGCTCCTAAAAAAGCTGCTGCTCCTGCGCCTGCTGTTGCAGCAAAGAAGCCTAGCACTATTAATAAAAGAGCACCGTTAATGGATGTTAATCTTGGTAAGGGGTATAAGATGTCAATTGATACTACAAGTATGAATAAGCCAGATGAACAGACCTATAACTATATGGTTAGGAATGCAGCTGGAAAGGTTACATCAAAGGGAAACATAGCTAAGACTGAAGGTAAGTTTGGAGCTAGTCAAGTAGTTAAAAAGCTTAAGGCAAAGAAGTAACAATTAACTGAGGGGGTCGCTGTGGCTCCCTCTATTTTAAATCTTTAAATCTAATCAAATGAAAAAAGCAGTAATAAGTTCTGACAAAGTCTATAAACTAAAAGGAGAGTCTGCTCCTTTATCATTCACTTTACCATCAAGGAATACTAGAAGGTACCCACTCCTTTACTTTGATGAAGACAATAATGTCAACAGGACATTAAGGTATGCTATCAATCAGAAGTCTCCATTCGAGGATGAGCAAGATGGTAACGCAATCGTAGAGCCAATCGTATTTGAGAATGGCTTCCTATCAGTTCCAAGAACTAACCCAGTACTACAGCAGTTCCTACACTATCACCCACTAAATGGTATCTCATTTATTCAAGTGGACTATGAGAAGGATGCAGCCAAGGAAGTAGAGAAGCTTACAGCTGAAGTAGATGCATTGATTGAAGCACGTCAACTTAGTGTGGATCAGCTCGAAACAATCTCTAGAGTTTTGTTTGGTAAAGATCCAAACAAGTCCACAACATCTGAGCTTAAGCGTGATATTTTGATTTACGCAAAGAGAGATCCAAGAGGGTTCTTGAATATCCTACATGATCCAATGCTAAAGCTTCAGTCAAACATACACGTATTCTTTGAGAATAAGTTGTTAACATTTAGGAATAACAACAAGGAAGTGTGGTTTAATACCCCTTCAGTAAAGAAGAAAATGCTTACCGTATCTTATGGTGAGGACCCATACTTTGCCGTGTCTCAATTTTTAAAGACAGATGATGGCATTGATGCTTTGAAAATGTTAGAAAATAATTTAGATTTGTAAAGTAGTCTTTCATATTTTGTGTTGAATGTTTAAAAACGGGGGTGTAATAACACCCTCTTTTTTTTTGTTTATATTTGTAAAAAGACTAGAATGATCAACTCAGTTCGAAATACCGTATTGGCAATTCTGAACAAGAATAATTACGGATACATCTCCCCCTCTGACTTCAACCTGTTTGCCAAGCAGGCTCAGCTAGAAATCTTTGAGGAGTACTTCTCTGAGTATAACAATACTATTAATAAAGAGAATGCTCGTGTTTCAGGTACTGACTACGCAGATGTTAGAAAAGCTTTAGAGGAAGCGATTGAACTATTTGCTATGACATCTACTCTTACTCAATTTGCTGCTGCATCAAATAGATTTTATCTACCATCGGTAACTACGACTGGATTTGATTACTTCATGATCAGTAAAATTCTTTGTTATGATGGGTCTGGTGCAACTAGAGTATTCAAGGGAGAAGCAGATAAGGTAACTCATGGTAAGATTACAATGCTTATTAACTCTAACTTGACTGCTCCTACCGAAACATACCCAGCATATACTCAAGAAGGTAGCGTCCTAACGGTATATCCTGCTACTATAAATCTAGCGAATGAGGTGGATGCTGTTTACTTCAGGTATCCAAAGGATCCGAAGTGGACATTCACTACACTAACTAATGGTGAGCCTGTGTTCAATCAGTCGGCTGGTTTAGGATACCAAGACTTTGAGCTACCGATAGAGGATGAAATAAAATTAGTTACAAAAATTCTTCAGTATGCAGGAATGTCTATCCGTGAGATTGAGGCAGTTCAATTTGGTGGAGCTGAAGAACAAAAACAATCGCAATAATCATGGCATACATCAGTCAATATCAGTACTACGAAAATAATGGGGCTACTCCTGTAGACGCAAACTGGGGGTCATATCAGTATGTTAGTTTACAGGATATTGTCAACAACTTCCTGTTGATGTACGCTGGAAACCACTCATTGATTAATAATGAGGAGCGATATAAAATTCTGTTTCATGCCAAGAGAGCGATACAGGAACTAAACTATGATGCGTTTAAGCAGGTAAAAGTTCTTGAGATGACTGTCAATGATTCACTTAAGTACATTCTACCATCTGACTATGTCAACTGGGTTAGAGTGAACTTGTATAAGGATGGTTACTTGAGACCACTTACTGAGAACATTCAAGTACTTTCTTCTTTGGCTTACCTTCAGGACCAAACTGGTAAGATATTATTTGATCAGCAAGGTAACGCCTTGTCCCCTGAGTTCTCTGAGATTGACTTACAGAGGTTAGAGGGTATCAAGAAAAGTATATACTTAAATCCTCAGAGCGGATACGATGGTGAAGAGGGATGGGATTTGGGTGATGGCAACTGGTGCTTTGAGTATGGACTAGGCCAGAGATATGGCCTAAACACTGAGACTGCTAACTTCAACCCTACCTTTAATATTGATGCGAAGAGTGGTGTGATTAACTTTAACTCAGACATGTATGGTCAGTCTGTAATATTAGAGTACATATCTGATGGGATGGAGAATGGGAATGATGCTAGTGTTAGTGTAAATAAATTGTTTGAAAAATTTATTTATGCGTACATTACTTATGAAATCCTAAACTCAAAGCTTGGCGTACAGGAGTACATTGTAAACCGTGCAAGAAAAGAGAAGACTGCTCTGCTTAGAAATTCTAAAATAAGATTGAGTAACATTCACCCAGGAAGACTATTAATGAATCTACGTGGCATGGACAAGTGGTTGAAATAATATGACTAACATCACAAGAAATTTCATAGCTGGAAAAATGAATAAGGTCGTTGATGAACGACTAATTCCTGATGGAGAATATATTGATGCGCTTAATATCCGCATGGGTTCTACTGAGAACTCTGAGATTGGTGTCATTGAGAATACTAAGGGTAATAGCAAGTTAACTACAGTTAAGTATGTTGATGGGACATTACTAAGTTCTTCAGCTAGATGCATAGGCACTATAGCGGACAACACAAACGAAACTATCTATTGGTTTATTCATGACTCCAACTTTCCAGTAGGTGCTACAGGTAAGCTTGATATGATTGTGTCATTCAACGTGTACAACAACATATTGACCTATCACCTGATTAGCATCAACGATGGAGGCGGAGACAATACCACACTAAACTTTAACTCTGAGTATTTAATCACAGGGGTAAATATTATTGACAACTTAATATTCTTCACTGATGACTACAACCCACCAAGGGTAGTAAACATACTGAAGAACTATGCAGATCCTGTTGGCAACATAGACCAGTTCAGTGCTGAGTCTATTCTTGTTATTAAGAAGCCACCGGTTCAATCTCCTAGTGTTGAGTTAATTACTACAGGTAACCAAAATAACTTCTTAGAGAGCAGGTACATATGCTTTGCGTATCGATACGAGTATGAGGATGGAGAGTACTCTGCCACATCTCAGTGGTCTGCTCCTGCGTTTCAGCCTAAGCCATTTAGCTTTAGCATCAACAGCTACCTCAATGAGGGTATGCAGAATCAGTTTAATGCTGCTAGAGTAACTTACAATACAGGGGGTCCACTTGTAGTTGGTATTGACTTATTGTTTAAGGAGACCAACAGCAATGTGATAAAGGTTATTGAGAAGCTTAACAAGACTGATTTAGGATTTACAGACAACGAAGACCGTACGTACACATTTACAAATAGTAAGATATTTACCATTCTACCTGATAGTGAACTACTTAGGTTGTACGACAACGTACCTTTACTAGCTAAGTCTCAAACCATCATGGGTAACAGACTCATGTATGGTAACTATGTTGAGGGATATGACATGGTGGATGCTAATGGTAATACAGTAAAGCTTGAGTACTCTGCTGCATTGATATCTGATGAGATTGACAACTCTGAGATAATAAATTCTCTTACCTCAGGGACCTATAATTTTGGCGGCCCTGAGACTATTCCTAGCTCAGTGGTATTGTTAGACCTTATGCCATTTGAATTGGTTACAGGGGCCTCTATCACGCTAGACATAACCTTTGATCATGAGGGATTCTCAGGTAGTACTCCATTCCCTACAGAGACTAATAATAGTATATCTCTTAACTTCTCATTTGTGCTGCCTAGGTCTTACGCATCAGTGTATGAGTTGGCAAGTAGTATTGAGTTTCAGGAATCCATAGGTAACTCTGGTAATGTTCAGACTGTAGCAAACTCTTGTAATGGAACTACATTTACCGATCAGTTTAACTGCTCTGTTCTAAACAACTTAGATGCTTTGATTAAGTATCAGAGTGGTATTGGGTCTGCTGGTCAGGGGCTAGGGATTATTACATCTCCTGCAAGCCCATACATAGGCATACAATTGCTTGCAATGAGGTATGTCAACAATACAACTACTCCAACAATAAATGTATACGAGTACTATGAGTTCACTAATGTTAATGCATCCTATCAGAAGATAAACTCTCCAAGAAGTTTGCATAGCAACAGGGGTTACGAGATTGGTATCGTGTACATGGATGACTTCAACAGGTCAACAACTGCTTTAGTTAGTCCAAACAATACCGTTCACGTACCATGCTCAGCATCGGATACAAAGAACTCAATACAAGTTACTATACCTGCAACTCAGAAGGCACCTTATTGGGCAACACGATATAAGTTTGTTATCAAGCCTGATGAAGAGAATTACGATACGATATACAGTACAATATTCTTTAATGATCCACTGACTAACAATGTGTTCTTCTTGCTTGAGGGTGAGAATGCCAGGAAGGTTCAGCAGGGAGATAGACTAATTGTAAAGGCTGATACTAATGGCCCTACACAAAGTTGTGTGTACACTACTGTGCTTGAGAAAGAGTCTCAGGTAGAGGGATTTATTGAGATACCAAGTGAGTTGGACCCAGCGGTTAATATCCCTGTGCCAGCTGGTGTATATATAAAAATCCTTCCAAATAACTTTTCTGTAGTTAAGAGTCAAGACGATATTATAGCTCCGGGTACTGTTCAAGTAGATGAGAATAATGGAGGGGACTACCCAAAACTAGCGTATCCAATGAACTCTAAGAGCGTGGCTGGGTACAATCCTTCTAACCCTAGCTGGGTATATGAGGATTACACTGTCCCTGCTGGAAGTAGAATAAAGATAAACCTAAAGTTCCAAAGACTTGGTGTAGGTAAGGGTAATGGGGATTGTGAAACTAGAATATATACTCTAGAGAAAACCATGATTGCATCTGCTGACTATGACAGCATGGTGGATTGGTTTAATGGGGACAATGTTCAGGTAGTCCTTGATGAAGGTGTTCAGGATGTAGGAGGAGATGGATGTGTAATTCAGAATGACTACATATCTTCAGTCTATAATTATACTACAGGAACAGCAACAGCTGCTATTACTGATCCTGCAACATGTACCAACAAGTATCGATTTGCTAGGAACACAGTCACTAATGAGCTGTCACTTGTTATGTCTGGTACAGTTCGTTGTACTGGTACACTTTATAGAAATGCTAGAAGGTCTACTATTATCGCTACGTTTGAGGTGTTCCGTGCTGACTCAACTATTATATTTGAGACTGAGCCATCTGATGCGTTGGCAGATATATTCTTTGAGAATGAATTATCTCTACCTATTGTCAATGGATACCACACTGGTAATGTTCAGAATCAGACAATATCAGCATCAGCTATTATTGACACTAACTTCTTTAACTGCTTCTGCTTTGGTAACGGAGCGGAGAGCTATAAGATTCTTGACTCAATTATTGGCAAGACACTTACGTTTGGTAACAGGGTAACTGCCGTATCTGCTCAGGACTACCGAAGGATTAGGAGGTTTGCAGATATGACCTATAGTGGTGTCTACAACTTTGAGAACAATGTCAATAAGCTCAATGAGTTTAACCTTGGTCTACTTAACTATAAGTACCTTGAGGTATCATTTGGACCCATCTATGTATTAGATGGTCGTGAGACAGACATACTTGTATTACAGGAGGATAAGATATCTTATGTTCTTGCTAGTAAGAATTTAATTTCTGACTCAGCAGGAGGTGGTGCTATATCATCAGTCCCTGAGATACTTGGTACTCAGATAGCTAGACAAGAAGAGTTTGGAATTAGCTTCCACCCGGAGAGTTATGTGCAGTGGGGATACGATAGATTCTTTACAGATGTAAAGCGTGGTGCGGTCATCCAGTTGAGAGGTAATGACTTAGCTGTAATATCTGAGATGGGTATGAGAACTTGGTTCAGAGATGAGTTCATTGATTCATTCAATACTCAGAAGCTAGGTGGATACGATCCGTATCTAAATGAATACGTTTTAAGCACCAACTCAGAGGAGCTTCCTAGACCATTCGATTGTTTGTCATGTGGTGTTGCTCAGACATTTACTATACCTACTGGGAATTCGCAATCTTATTGCGTTGACTTAGGCCAGGCTGTTGGACTTACGACATTAACTTATAGTGTTCCTGCTGGGTCTACTGCATCGTTTACTGTATCAGTAACTTACAATGGTGTCACTCAGACATCTGGTGCTGTAACTACATCAGGGTCATTGCAGTTTAATAAGAACTCTAACTCTGTTAATGAAAGCACAGTTGTAATAACCGCATCCAATCCATTGGAGATAACGGTAAGACATAGCTGCCCAGTTCAAGCGTCTCTAACTATTGTTAATGTTACCCTCACTAGTGTTGTTGATGCGGGTAAGTTTATCCACAATCAGTACAGATATACCGATGGAGCCTTTGTGTCTCCGTTACAATCTACTCTTGTTACATTTGCTACAGGTGGTTCAAGTCCTGTGGTATCTCAATACAATACAATTGTAGGGGCAGAAGGAACAGCAGGTATACCAACAGGAGGATCAAGCTTACAGATTATATCTAATAAAATTGACTTTGATACATTTGATTTTGTGTTAGGTGAAGACAAGTTTAGATATCTTCGTAGCAATACGCTATACGGAAATAATTCTGCTGACATTGCATCATTGATTGCCGCGTCTACAGTAGTTAGTCCAATAACCGGAAGTGCTGGGTTCTACTCAGGATCATTCGTTGTGCCTAGTAGTGGAAATTATCTCTATCTAATTTGGGATTACAGAAATTCATTACCTCTAACTCTTTGCTACTCTAATACAAATACGCTATCTGCATGCTGCGGCTGCGAATAACCAATTTAATATGGCAACATCAGGAACATTTTATTTAGATGCCCCATCACTTAGTACTGCTTCGGTGGTATACTCAAATGCTGCGCTTACTACAGTTGCTGCAAATGGTTTCTATTCGGATGGGTCTATTGTTAGAGAGCAAGTATCTGGAGCATTATTGCCTCAGCAAGCTTGCCCTGCTTGTGCCGTCCCATGTGGTGGTACAATAAGTGCTAGTGGAGCGCAGGGTATATACTATCTAAATGTAAACCTTGACTCTCCCATAGGGGCTGTAGTTGTTGAGTTTGACCCATTATCTATACCTGACGGAATAGTAGCGGTATACGATAGTACTGTTTATAACGGAGTATCATCTACTAACTATGGATGGTTACAGGGTACAGCAGGATTAGCCACATACCTTGGTGAGACTGCGTCAGATTGTGGCATAGTAGCAGGATCTCCTTATACTTTAAATGAATTTCAATATGATGGCACCTCATTTGTTTCATTAGGAACAACAGAATCAGTAACCATACTTTCAGGTCAGTCAGAATTAACTGCAACAGACCCAGGAAATACTGTAATGGTAATACCAAAGACTGCGGCTGTCCCATCAATACTGAATCTTAGCTTTATTGGACCATGCTCAGGAACTGTTTTTAATATTTCAGTAGCTTGTCCAGCTGCATTACCATCGTTTGATTCAAGCACAATGAGTGCTACTAGTACGTTG